AAAGTTAATGAAACTACCAAACATCTTACCAACTAGTTCTTGATAACCTGCAAATAATTCGTAGGTAGCTAATCCGCCCATATTAGTAGAACTTAACAAATAGGTATTTGTATAGGCTAGATTGAATGGTTCAAATACTGTGCCGCCCGAACCTCCGCCGGTCCTTGATCCAATGCTTCGACGATAGATCTGTCGGACTTGTTGTATTTCTTGAGGTAAAATATACTCGTTTTGATCTACTAATAGATTTAAAAATATATAACTTTCTTCTACGGCATTATCGCTGCGTTGGCGGAAAACAGCCAAAGCTCGATTTAGTGCAGTTTCGTAATGTATAGGGTCTAGCTCAACGTCGATCATGCCGTCGCCTAGCATTGCTTTACAGTAGTTGTAGACTTCTTGTCTAGCTTGGTCATTAGTGCTCATGCTAGTATTTATCGTAGCGGTAAATATACTACTATGCCAAGACTTTCGCTTTATCGCCCAGAAAAGGGCAATGACTACAAATTTATAGATAAAACCGCCTGGGAGATGTTCCAAGTTGGCGGTGTCGACGTATTGATTCACAAATATCTAGGCCCGGGAGCATCTGCTGAAACTACACCAACTACGCCTGGTTATAATTCTACCTCTGAAACACAGATACAAGATCTATTATTCCTAGAAAATCGAGATAGAAAATATGATCCAGATATCTTTGTTCTTAGAGGGCACTATAATCTACAGGATACAGATTTTAACCTTAGTCAGTTTGGTTTATTTTTACAAAACGATACGATTTTTGTAACATTTCATATCAACGATACTGTAGAAAAAATAGGCCGAAAATTAATAGCCGGCGATGTTATAGAGTTACCTCATCTCAAAGACGAGTTCGCTCTAAACGATTTTCAATTTGCCCTAAAAAGATTTTATGTCATTGAAGAAGTTACTAGAGCAGCTGAAGGATTTTCAGTAACTTGGTATCCTCATTTATATCGTGCGAAATGTAAACCTCTAGTAGATAGCCAAGAATTTAAAGACATACTTGACGGTGTTGCTGGGGAAGGCACAGACCTAACACTGCGTGACATCATGTCTACTTATGAAAAAGAAATGCAGATCACACAGGCAGTTCTTGATCAGGCTGAATCAGACGCACCAAGAAGTGGGTATGATACTTCTAAATTTTACACCATACAAAAAGACACAGAAGGTAATGTAGCTCTAGTAACAGCTGACAACGATGATGTAGTCCTAATACCTACTACAGATCCAGCCGGTAATACGATTTACGATGAGAACGGTGAACCTATATACATGAGTGTTACCGCAGATACAGTAAATCAGACCGCCGACCATAAAGATTATATTGGATACATCACCGAAGACGGACGACCTCCAAACGGAGCTCCGTTCTCATCGGGTATAGCATTCCCGATCAATGCCATGCAGGGGCAGTTCTGTCTAAGAACAGATTATCTGCCTAATAGATTGTTTAGATTCAACGGAACTCGCTGGGTCAAGATGGAGGATGTAAAACGAATGACTATGAGCAATAGTCAAGGCTTCGACGGCAAGGTTGATCGAGGATCATGGACTGAAACTGCTACCTATGTTCTAGGTGATAGTGTAACATTTGGCGGATCATATTACGTGGCGGTTAAAGCTGTTCCGGCAGGAATACAGCCAGCAGTTGAATCTCAATACTGGGAAGAAATACGTCAGACCCTCAAGAGTAGCTTTATCAATAATAAAGCCAGTGCTAGCATCGACGGAAGAAACGTTAAAGAGAAACAGAGTCTTTCAAAAGCTCTTAGACCACAGGCAGACGAATAATGGATTATTTTTACGACGGGCAGATACGAAGATATGTAACACAGTTTATGCGTGTGTTTATCGGTTTTAAATATAAAACCGGTGGCGCAACGCCGGAAGAAAAAACCGTTCCTGTTATGTATGGGGATTTAACTAGGCAAGTCGCTTCTATAATCAAAGACAATTCTGAAAATAAAATGCCTACCGTGCCCAGGATGGCCTGTTACATCACCGGATTAGAATTAGACACTACTAGAATCAGCGATGCTACTTTTATCAGCAAAGTAAACATAAGAGAAAGAAGATATACAGATACTGACGGAACTATACAATATCAAAATGTTCAAGGCGGCAATTATACTGTAGAGCGTCTAATGCCTACTCCATTTAAACTCACAATGAAGTGTGATGTTTGGACTAGCAACACAGATCAAAAATTACAACTACTTGAACAAATCCTTGTATTGTTTAATCCTAGTTTAGAAATCCAGACCACTGACAATTATGTAGATTGGACTAGTCTTAGCGTTATAGATTTAAAATCTATTAATTTTAGTTCTCGTTCGATTCCTGCAGGTGCAGAATCCGAAATAGATATCTGCTCTATGGAGTTCGAAATGCCTATCTATATAACACCGCCGGCTAAGGTAAAACGACTTGGCATAGTAAAGAGTGTTATTAGTAACGTGTTTACAGAGCAGGGAGAAATAGTTGAATTAGAAAATCTAGTGTTTAATAGAACTGCTGGCAAATTCCAGATCTCTACTAACAATTATAGAATTCTTTTATTCAAGAGTCAGAACGGACAGCCATACGATTATGATGTTTCGCTGGTTAATCCGCAGGCTGCGGTTTTATCATTAGGGCTTGATCAGAAAGATAATAAGAACGGTGAACCTGTATCTTGGGAAACTATATTAGACGTTCAGGGTGGCTACCATGCTGGTAGTCAGATATTCTTTAAACAACCTAGCGGCTACGATATGGTAGGAACATTTGCAGTTAATCCAGTCGATCCTGGTATCATAGTGGTAACTTTCGATCAGGACACTGTTCCTACAAATACGTTGATCAATAGTTCATTGTCTGGCATATCGGCCAGAGGCACTATAGATGCTATCATAGATCCATACAAATATAATCCTATAGAAGTTTACGGTTCGGCTAGTCAAATCCCACTAGGTCTACGATTTCTTATGCTCGACGATGTTAACACCAGCGAGAACGTAGGTGGAAGTTTTGGGCCGCCTGCTGTAGATAGTTCTGCAACATTATACGACGGTCCAGATGCTTGGAAAGATGTATCAGGTAGCGATTGTGTGATACGTGCTAATTCGATCATAGAATGGGACGGTGCTACATGGAAACAGATCTGGGATCCCGCTATCGGGGAAGATCCAACATATGTTCAAAATCTAAGAACAGGTATTCAATATCGTTGGGACGGCGAACAATGGCTCAAATCGTTTGAAGGCGAATATGCGCCAAATAGCTGGGGCTTTATCTTAGATCCTCAATAAGTAAAGGTATGCAACAGCGTGCCGGATTACTTTTCTTAGCCAAAACCACAGGAAGATTATTGTTGATATTAGATGATCAACATTGGACTGTGCCTACGTTTGCTAGAAATTCAACCCTATTAGAAGACTCTCAGGATCTAATGTCTAGATATTCTGCAGGACGGATCGTTCCGATTGAACTATATCTCAGTGAAGATCGAGGTTTTGAATACGGAACATATATCTGTTTAGTCGACAACGAATTCCTAACCACTGCTGCTGATACAATATGTTGGGCGACCTTAGAGTGTCTGCCACGAAACCTTCATATAGGTTTAAAAACAACATTAAATAATCAAATTATTAAAACCAAAATATCTACTATATTGGAGTTAGAAAATGCTACCATCAGTGCAAAAATCTGAAAGATTTAAAATTGAATTAGAAGAATATAAGACAGTGTATGAAGAAATGTCCGACGGTCCTATCAAGCTCGAGCTAAAGAATCTGATAGGAAAACTAGTTCATGCTGTTAAAGAATTAGATGACAGGCATATGGAAATGGCACTGACTCGCCAATTAGGAGTAATGGCTCCCGATATTCGAGAATCTATTACCCAAACTAGAAAAAGACTACAGACTATAGTTAGAGATTGGAAAGAAGCTCAAAAGCATCAAGCCTGAGCTTCACCCCATCTTAGAATTAAGTTAGCTGTAGTAGATGTTCCGCCTACCTTATACACGTTGATAGCCAACACGTCCGGTCCGTTCGGGAATGTTCCACGACCACCGATACTAGTCGTTCCTAATTCTTTCAATTGACTTAGATCCAAACTAGTAGTTTCTCCTGGATTTGCCACGAACGAGAACACAGTTTCTCCCGGCAATGCATATGGCGGTTGACCAAACTTGAATGTCACTGTTCCGCCTGCTGATGTTGAACTTAACGAGCTTTGTGTAAATGTTACACGATAATAGCTAGTTCCGCCGAATGTTAACGGTCCTGTAACGGTCGAAACACGAGTGTTAGCTGGGAATTTAGCGTCACTAACTTCCGTGTTGGTTGTTGCTCCGCTGGCAACCCACGACGCCGCTGTAAAATATAGAGTCGATGTAATCGCTGCTGAATTTCCACCTAGAGATAAACCAACGTTTTGGTTAGCATTTAGTGTGCCGGTGCTGTTAGCACTGGTTGTGATTATGTAATAATCTATTCCAGAGAAGTTAGCAGGTCCTTGAACTCTAGTAATCGTTGTTCCTGCTGGGAATTGATTGGTAACAGTTACACCTGCTAACAATGTAGTATAGTTGTTCGGCTGAACGAACGCACCAGATGATTCCCAACTTGCTCTAGTTACATAGAAGAAGTTTGACCCAACACCCCTGTTGAATGCTGTATTATTTGGAACAGTTATAGTAGCTGTCATCGCTGCGGTGGTCGTTCCGTTGGCTGTGGATGATGTTCCTCCTCCGTTCCAGTTTACAGAACCACCAGGAGCGATCTGTGCGAAGCTAGGTTGTCCTCCTGCCGCTAGTGCTGACAATCCGTTCCAAGCAATGTCACTTGGGTTAGTTGGATAGTTCTGTGGGTTTAGAACTCCTTCAACAACGATACCTGATTCTCCGGAAGTCATTGCATCAGACGTAATCGATATCGAAGTTAATAATAACTGCGCACGATTCAATAATTCTTTTTCACCCAGATCTCCTGTAACCGCATTAGAAACACTAGGTGCTAGACGAATCAAGAACACTGTTTTCTTAGTAGTGTCGATCGAGTTGCCTGTAGATGCGTATGAGAAAATGTAACCACGATCACTGTCAAAGTTACCATCGATCAAATATGCACTACCCCAGTGGCTTATGATAGGACTTGTTGTGTTGGAAATCAATACAACTCCTGCTCGATCTAAGTGGCTTGTAGCAGATCCTGCGGTGTAGCTTCTTGTTGCGCCAGCAGCAAAGTTTGTCATTGATGCGCCTCTAGTGCAACCTGTTAATGTTTTAAGTGTATTGTTTTTACCGGTGTATGAAACAATTTCATTATCTATATACACGATACCAGATGTTGGAAAATTATAAACATCATCTAAAGTTATAGTAGTCTGTAAACTGTCTATAGCTCCGTCGAGTCTAGATCTTGCACCTTCATTTAATACTTCATATCGAACAGGTAAGTTACCAGTTCTCATATAAGCTTCAGTGTTTAAGTTATTACCTTTTAGTCTATGAGCGAATGTATAGTTTCCTTCTGGACCTCTCAGCATCCAATCGATAAAACCAGCACCATACCAGCTAAATTGAATACCAATCATCTGCATCTTTGTGATATCGATGTTATAGCCAGATGGTCCTGTTCCGTCACATTTATCTAGGTTCCATTCTGACTGTGGAATGATTAAGTCTTGAACCTTACATACCTTTACTCCAGTAACTGAGTTAACA